CCAACAGACAGCAAAGGGCGGTGACAAGGCAAAAGTAAAAGTTGCTGACTTGGAACCAGACTTGGAACCGGACTTGGACGACCTTGATTTAGAATCTGTGAAAGCACTGGACTGGAATCAGCTTGATGAAATGGTATCAGCATTGGCTACGTTAAGAGTGCTGGAAGAGAAAGGACCATCAGCCCACCGAGTAAGAGAAACTAGTATCGCACTGGACAAGTTTGAGAAAGCGAGCCAAGGTTTGCCAAATTGGTTAGACCCGTTCAGCAGAGAGGTATACATTTGGCANGCTATTGGAACAGTAGTACTCGACTACATTAAAGAAGCAAGGAAAAGAGGTGAGATTTTATAATGCCCAAAGGTAAAAGCAGAGAGTTGTTTGAAGAGCCTTTGTTTGAAGACATTCGGATTCTGACAGAGGAAGAGGTAGGAAGTGCCGCCAAGGGTGAATCGCCCTATAAGCTGTTAACCATAAGTGGTACAGCAAGTAAAGGTGGTGTAGTCAACAAGAACAAGAGGTTGTATCCGACATCAGTACTGGTGAAAGCCACAGAGAGAGCACAAGCCGCCATCAAGAAAGGTAAGCTACTGGGGGAGGTTGACCATCCAAAAGATTCCGGAAGCTTAGGAAGAACAGCAGTAAAGTTTACTAAGTTGTACATGCAAGGTGATGATATGTTCTTCGAAGGTGAGGTTCTTGCAACCAAGGCTGGGGAACACCTCGCATTGTTGCTTCGTAGTGGGGTAGGGGTCGGCATCTCAACAAGAGGTTATGGTTCAGTTCGTCCTATAGATGGACCAGATGGTACATTTTATGAAGTTCAGCCAGACTACGAACTGAAAGGTATCGACTGTGTGTTGGAAGCGTCCAACGAGTTTGGTAAAGTGGCGAACTTCGAATCCAAAGAAGGAGGTAAGAGAGTGGAATTGACTATGGAAAGGCTACAGAACGATTATCCAGAACTGTATGCTGAGGTTGTGGAAAGCGTTAAGGAGCAAGTTAAGCAAGAAATGCAGGAGAGTCTTGAAAAAGACTTTGAGTTGAAGGTTTCTCAAGCTATAGAGGAGAAGAAAGAAGAATTGATGGCTGAGGCAAAGAAAGAAGTAATGGAATCTGAAGAGGTAGTTCAGTTGAAGGCTATCGTTGAGGCGGTAGTCAATGCTGTTAAGCCTATGGTTCCAGAAGCAAAGACTAAGGAGGAACTTGATGCCGAACTGGTACAAGCCAACGAGTCATTGCAAGCACAGATTGACACCTTGAATGCAGTAGTTGAGACCTTGAAGGAAGAAAAAGCACAGGCAGAGAAACTACTGGAAGAGCAAGAAACTGCCAAGAAGGTAGCTGAAAAAATTGACGCACTGGTAAAGGGACACAGATTTGAGAAGGCACTTAGACAAAAGCTAGCGGCGTGTAAGACTGAAGACGAAGTACAGCAGTGCTTTGAATCTGAAGAAGCATTCATTGCATCGTTAGTTGAGAGCACTATTGTTCCGACTGGTGCTGGTAAAGTTAAAGACGAAGATGCTAATGAAGAAATGTTGTCTGAGGAAATAAAGAGACAGCGTAGACTCGCTGGACTAACAGAAGGAGGTAAATAAGAATGAGTAAAATGTATGAAGGGGCACTGACTCCATCGTTCCTAGTGGAGAACGAAGCAAGAAAAGAGAAATGGGCACATTTGACTGAGGGACTGGATGACCACAAGAGACTTGCCCTAGAGACCCTGCTTGAGAACGCTGAGAGATGGGCAATGAGCGAAGCTTCTGATACAAGCAACGTGAAAGCATTCACGACTTTTGGATTCCCTTTGATTAGAAGGGTATTCCCGAATTTGATTGCAAACGAATTGGTTTCCGTACAGCCCATGTCAATGCCGACAGCTATGGTATTCTACCTAGACTTCGCATATGGCACAAGCATTAGAGGAACCACTGCCGGAGACGTTATCGCTGGTAACGGTATGGCAAACTTCAATCCGTACTATGCGGGTGGAGCAGTAAGAGGTCTTGTACTTGGTGAAGGTGATGGAACCAAGGTAGAATTTGTAGTAAGTGATGCACACTTGCTTCCTGTACTTGCTGACTCCGCTACAGT